ATCCGCATTATCGCATGGCTGATATGTGCGTCACGATAGGCCGCAAAATGTAGCATCCCCCGGCAGATCGGGCGCAAAATGTTGATTTTCCGGGTGGAATAGGGTATACCCCTATCCTATAATCCGCTGCAACGGAGCCATGAAATGCCGATCGTGACGCCTGAGTATATCGCCGCCGTGTGTGCGTATCTGCGCGGACGGGGGTTGCCGAACGCTCCTGGTGACGCTCGGGCGTGGGTGCGACGGCTGGCCCGGCCGCTGTATCGGGGCGCGAGGGTGGATGCGTTGACAGTGCTCCGGGGGCCGATGTCATGAGCACCAGCAGTGCAACGCGCGTGACGCTCCTACGCCGCGAGACCGCGCGCTTGGCCGCCGAGAACGCGCGCCTCACAACTGATCTCGCCGAGGCCCGCGATCTGCTCGACGCATTCCATGCGGGCTTCCAGCGCAAAATGCTTGACATTTCCGCGCGGTGCGGCGATATGCTCACACGGCACGTTAACGTTGGAGCGTAACACCATGAGCGCACTCGGTTCCCCGGTTAAGGGCGGCACGAAAGCCCCCGCACAGTCCTCGGCCTCGCAGAACACCGCGACCGGCTCCGGTAGCCGTCCAGGTGGCAAGTCGTCCCATCCGATCGCGACGACTGCTCCGAGCGATCCGCGCACGCTGGATCGTAGCCCGCCGGCCTGGCTGAAGTAGCGGCTGTCTTCTATTTTAGACAGGAATGGACATGGCGAAGGGCCAAAAGACAGGCGGGCGCGCAGCCGGGACTCCTAACAAAGTCACGGCTGACATCAAGGCGTTAGCGCAGTCGTTTGGCCCTGATGCCATCAGGAAACTGGCGCAGTTGTCGGGCCTCGCCGTTGACGATGACGGCAATCGGGTTCCAGCCGCAGAGAGCGGCACCACGCAGGTTGCGGCACTCAAGGAGTTGCTCGACCGCGGCTACGGCAAGGCCAAGCAGGAGATCGAGCACTCCGGCGGCGCATTTGAAGCGCTACTCGCTCAACTCGGGGAATGAGCGACGACGCTGCCGCACTGGCCGCACTGAAGCGTCTACGAGGCGATTTTCTCCACTACGCGCCGCTGGCCCTGAAGATCAAAGCCAAATCGGGTAAGATCGTCCCGCTCTCGCTCAACCGGGCGCAGCTCCACCTTCACCAGAAACTTGAAGATCAACTTCGCCGCACAGGCAAGGTCCGGGCGATAATCGGTAAAGGCCGGCAGACCGGCGGCAGCACATATATCGGCGGCCGATACTACCACAAGACGTCGATGCACCCAGGCGTCAACACTTTCATCATGACGCACGAGCAGGACGCCACGGATGCCCTGTTTGATATGGTGACACGGTTTCACGAGCACACGCCGTGCCAGCCGCACACCGGGGCGGCGAACGCCAAAGAGTTGTATTTTGATCTGCTGGATAGCGGCTACAGCGTCGGCACAGCGGGCGCCAAGGCAACGGGTCGGTCGCGCACCATAAAACTTCTGCACTGGTCCGAGGTGGCGTTCAGCCCCAACGCCAGCGGCCACAAGGCCGGCATCGTGCAGACCGTGCCGGATCTGCCTGGCACTGAGATCATCATGGAAAGCACCGCCAACGGCCCGACCGGTGAGTTCTTCGAGAGTTGGCAGCAGGCCGAGGCGGGTATCGGCGATTACGAGGCGATCTTCATCCCGTGGTACTGGTCCGACGAATACAGCCGCCCGGTTCCGCCTGATTTCGCGATGGATGACGAGGAACGCGAGTATCAAGGGCTTTACCGGCTGACAGCCGGCCAGATGGTGTGGCGTCGAGCAAAGATCGCCGAACTCAAAGACCCGAAACTGTTCAAGCAGGAATATCCCGCGTCCGCGAACGAAATGTTCCAGTCCACGGGGCGCAACAGCTACATTGACCCTGAGTTGGTTCTGGCCGCACGCAAGCATACCGCCGAGGGCGTCGGCCCCCTGGTGGTCGGCGCCGACCCGGCGCGGTTCGGCGATGACCGCTTCTCGTGTGCATGGCGGCGCGGGCGCAAGGTCTCCAAGATCGAGAGCAGGACCAAAATCGGCACCGCCGAAGCGCTGGCGTGGTTGCGCGACATCATCGATCGTGACAAGCCCGTCAAGATGTTCCTGGATGCCGGCGGCGGCGGTGATCGGCTGTTCGACATCCTCCAGTCGTGGGGCAAGCCGTATTCCGACGTCGCGACCCTGGTGAATTTCGGCAGCAAGCCGCAGACCGAGTTTCTCATCAACGATGACGGCACCAAACGCGCGGGGCCGTTGAACCGACGTGCCGAGATGTGGATGCGGTCTAAGGAGTGGCTTGAACAGGTCGGTGGCGCCGATTTGCCGGACAGCGACGGTTTGCAGTCCGATGCCGCAGCGCCGGGGTTTCACTACTCGACATCTGACCAGCGCCTGGTGCTGGAGAGTAAGGAGCAGATCAGGGCGCGCGGCGTGCGGTCGCCTGACGAGTGGGATGCGGTGGCGTTGACGTTCGCAGAGCCGGTGATTGACCGACCCGACCGAGAGCGCCCCCGCCGCCCCCAACAACTATCCGCCACCCCGTCACACGGCTGGCTTGGCGCTTGAGATGCCCGTTGTTTTACTGTATCATTCCTCGCATGATCCTCGGCCATCTCCGCTATGACCCCGCCGCCACCACGATCCGCCGAGCGAGAGAGGCGATCGAAACCGCAGAAAGGAACCGCCATGAAGCACCCATCCAAAGGCAAGCCGACGAAGCACCCGTTCCAGGGCAAGCCGCCCGGCGACACCGGGATCAACAAGCCGATCAAGCCGGCGCCGAAGCCGAAGAAGTCGGGCAAGGGTAAGGATTGAGGCCTGAGCGATGCAATAGCTGGTGCGTGCCCGATAAGTCGGGTGTGTGCCGGTATTGCGGACATCCCAAGGAGACGTTGATGGCTGACGAAGTGAAGATCTACGACATCGCGACCGATGATCGCCGTGCGGTCACACAGGCTGATATCGACCGGCTGACCGCGGTGGCGGCGGCGTATTCACTGCTGTGCGGGGACGTCGAGACGCGGAAGGCTGAGTTACACCGGCAATTGAAGGTGATCGCGGAGCGGGGGCGGTGACCGCCATCGCCTACCGCGCCGGCATCATGGCTGCCGATAGCGTCGGCTGGACGTGCCACCAGGCGTCCGTTTCCGTCAGGTTCATTCCGAGTTCTTTGTGATCGGTAGCCCAACGGCGTTCATGATGGGCGCGATGCACGCGGGCGCATCGGCAGCGGAAGCCGTGCGTCTGGCGACGCTGCACACGGATAGCGCGGGCGGGACGGTGCAGGTCGAGCGACTGAATGCCGGCGACGTCATCGAGATACCGGCGGACGTTGATCCGCGGGCAATCTACCGCCCCGAGGCTGGCCTGCGCGGCTTCGTTCGCGGCTTCGTTCGGTATGGCGCCTGGTGCCCCTGACCACCTGGAGCCAGCTTCGCTACTATGACCCCGAGATAGACGCCGAGGCGGTGCGTATCTCGGGGTTCGATGGTCGAGGTGGCGAGTTCTGGCGCTCCGTTCCGCTCTGCGCCGCAGGCAAGTCCCGGCTGGAGCAGCGCAACGCCGTGCTGGATGAGATCGAGAACGCTATTGCTCTGGCCGATCGGGGCTTGCGCCAACCAGGGGAAGTTTGATTCACCTGCGCAGGCGTTGCGTGGCGGAGATGGAGTGCTCCGCTAACTCGTTGCCTCAACCGACTGGTCCTGCTATACTAACTGACAACGCCAACCGGCTGGCCGTCTACGCCGGGCATCTCCACTACCCACCACGAGATGTCCATGGCCAGCCGCTTTCTCGCCGACACCACCGCTCTATCCGGCCCGATAGACGCCGCATGCATCCCGGCGCCGCGTGACGATCCGCCGGAACAGATCAACGTCACCGATCTCCCGCTGATCGCGGCCGACGCACTATCGCCGCTGCCCGATGGCATCGAGGCGCGGATATTCGGCGACGACACGATCATTCTCTGGTGGCCGGCGCAGAACGTCCATGTCAGCGTGCCGCTACTCGACCATGCCGCGCTGATCCCCGAGGCGCTGACGATGCTCGGCTGCGTCGCTGGCGCGCGTGAGGCCACATGATGCCTCCGGCCTACCTACGCGGCCCCACTGATGTCCTGCCGTCCGTGCAGATACCCTACTGGTGCGCGGGTAAGGAGAGCTTCGATAGCGCCGTCCTGGCGTCCGAGGTGGCCCGCCGCAGCGGCAAGGGGCCGCGCGAGCATTACTGGTGCCGATCCTGCGGATCGTATCACGTCGGCACCCACAGGCGCGGCGCCGAAGCCGCGAAATTCGTTGTCGCCGAACTGGTTAGGTCGCGCTGATGGTTGACACTCCCGGCAAGCCGAAAGACGACGGCAAGATCAGGCTGCCGAAGGTCGATGCGGCGATGAACAAGCTCCGGCCCGCGCTGCCCAAGATCGATGACAAAGGCGCGCGGCTTGGCGCCCCGAAGGGCGAGGAAAAACGCCATCAGAAGATACTCGCCCGCGCATTGAAGCGGTTCGACAAGGTGATTGCGGCAGAATCCGATAACCGCAAGGCCGGGCTTGATGATCGCAAGTTCAAGGCCGGCGACCAGTGGCCGAGCGAAGTCATCGCACAGCGCAATCTCGACAAGCGCCCCTGCCTGACGATCAACAAACTCCCGGTGTTCGTGCATCAGATCACGAACGATCAGAGACAGAACCGGCCGGCGATCGTGGTATCGCCCGTCGGCGACCGCGGCGACGTCGATGTCGCGAAGATGTATCGCGGCCTGATCCGGTTCATCGAGCGGGACTGCGCGGCCGATATCGCCTACGACACCGCGTTCAATGATGCGGTGACGATGGGATGGGGCTATTGGCGCGTGCTGACGGAGTGGGAGTCGCCGGATAGTTTCAACCTGGTGTTGGTCGTTCGCCGCATCCGCAACCCGTTCACGGTGTATCTCGACCCGAGCCACCAAGACCCGACCGGCGCCGATGCCAAGTGGGGATTCATCACGGACATGGTTCCGCGCGATGAGTTCGAGGACAAGTATCCTGACGCCGACCCGATGCCGTTCGACAAGGCTGCGATCGGCGAGCAGGCGAAGAACTGGGCGACCAAGGACGAGATCAGGATCGCCGAGTATTTCGAGGTGGAATACAAGACGCGGACCCTTGTGGCGCTCGACAACGGACACGAAGGCTGGAAGGACGAACTCAGTGACGACACCCTCGCTGCGATTGAGCGCGGTGATCTGAACATTACCGACGAGCGCGAAAGCCGCGTGCCGAAGGTGATGTGGTATAAGATCACCGCGGTTGACGTGTTGGATGAACGGGAATGGATCGGGTCAACGATCCCCATCGTCAAGGTTGTCGGCGAGGAAGAAGACATCGAGGGCAAGGTCAAGTTGTCGGGCGTGATCCGGCACGCAAAAGACGCGCAACGGATGGTGAATTACTGGAAAACGGCAGAGACAGAGTTGATCGCGCTGGCACCGAAAGCGCCATTCATCGGCGAAGAAGGGCAGTTCGAGGGGCATGAAGACGAGTGGGCCAGCGCCAACGCCCGCTCTGTGCCGTTTCTTTCATACAAGGGGACGTCCTTCAACGGGCATCCGATCCCGGCGCCCCAACGTCAGGCGTTTGCAGGCGTCCCCGCCGGTGTCGTGAACGCCGCACAAGGCGCCGCCCAAGACATGATGGCCACCACCGGCATCCGGTTCGACGCCACCCCGAATGAGCGCATGATCGATGAGAGCGGCAAGGCGATCCGCGAACTGCGGCGCTCGGGTGACATGGGCAGTTTCCACTTCATTGACAACCTGGCGCGTTCGCTGCGGCGCACGGGCGAGATCATGGTCGAGGCGATCCCGAAGGTTTACAGCGACGCCCGCACGCTGACGATCTTGCGTGAGGACGACAAGGAAGAACAGGTCAAGATCGACCCGTCCCTGTCCAAGCCGACGGGGGAGATGCGCAAGCCGGACGGGAAGGTGATGCGGCTGTTCAACCCTAAGGTGGGCAAGTATGGCGTGACGGTGACGATCGGGCCGTCTTTCGCTACGAAGCGGATCGAGGCGAGTGAGAATATGATCTCGTTCGCCAAGGCGTTGCCGCAGACGGGCGCACTCATCGCTGATTTGATTGCGAAAAATCAGGACTGGCCTGGTGCAGAAGAGATTGCCGCGAGACTGGCGAAGACACTGCCGCCTGGCCTGTTGGCGCCAGACATGAAGGACGTTCCGCCGCAAGTTCAAGCGATCCTCCAGCAGCAGGATCAACAGGTCAAGGAGCTTGGCCAGAAGTTGCAGCAGGCGATGCTGGCGTTGAATGATAAGACACAGGACCGCGCGGCGGTTGTGGATGCGACGAACAAGCGTTTCGAGGCGGCGTTGATGAAGGTTGTCGCCGATACCGAGACGAAGATGGCTGCGATCGAGGAAAAATCACAGAGCAACTTCAATGCCCATATCGGCGCTCAGATCAAGGAACTCGGCGCCAACGTCGCGGGCCTGATCCAGTCCATCGAGCACCCGGCCAAGCCGCCCGACCAGCCGCAGCAGCAGGCCGCAGCGCCGAACCCCGGCGAACTCCCGCCCGAGGCCATGCAACACCTATCCGACGGCCGGGCCACCACGTTCGGCAACGGCCAGAAGTGGACGCTCAAGGGCGGCAAACCGGCGAGGGTGGCATGACCTGGAATCCCGTAGCCTTCGAGGACCATGACGAAGCCCCGGAACCCGCGGCACCCAAGCCGAAGCACGAACCGAAAGCGGCATCCGCCCTCCCGCTGCAACTCTCAGTTGGCGCGACGCCCGAACTGACCGAGGCAATGGCGCAGCTAACAGAGGCAATCGCCGGACTTATCAAACGCCTAGACGCCGTTCCTCAACCATCACACAAAGAAACATCGACAACCACTTGACAACGCACAGCGTTGCCGTCTAATTAACGGTCACGCATCCGGGGTTATCTGCAAATGTCTCGTGGACCTGACATCTTGATCCAGACGGCACCCCCGCTGTCTGCAACCAGCGATACGCCGCTCGGATCAGTGGAGGTCCCGCCGGTATCGGCGTCGGCCGACCCGACTGACATCGACAACGGCGTGCCCAAGGAGATGTCCCCGGAAGCGCAGGCAGCCGCCCGCGCCGCGAAGGTGACGGACGCCACGCCGCCGGACCCGGATGCCATTGACGTTTCCGATCTGTCGAAAGACCTGCCGGGCTATGCCGTCCGGGAGATCACCAAGGCGCGCAAGGCCGCCCGCGACAAGATCGCCGCCGAGACCGCCACCGCCACCAAGGATGCCGCAGACGCCCGCGCCGAAGCCGAGAAGGTTCGCGCCGAACTCGCGGAACTCCGCGCCAAAGCTGAAGCCGCACCGCCCGTCAAGGCTGAGGAACCTGCCGCTGCTGCCGCCGAACCGCGGCCGACACGCGATGCGTTCGATGATCCCGACGCCTACGACACCGCGCTGACGGAATGGGCGGCCCGCGAGGGCGAGCGTAGGGCTTCCGAGAAGCTGGCGACCGAGACTGCCGCCAAGGCCGCGGAAGCCGCCAAGGCCACGCAGGATGCCGAGATCGCGCGCATCAATGCCGATTGGGCTGGCAAGCGCGCCAAGGCCGCGGAAGCATACGCCGACTACGAGGCTGTTGCCGAGGGCGACCACACCGTATCGCCGCCGATGGCGCATACCATCATCCTGGCGGAGAACGGCCCGGATGTCGCCTACTACCTCGGCAAGCACCCCGACGAATCCGCGCGCATCGCCGCGCTGGTGAACCCGGCGATGCAGATTTTCGAGATCGGCAAGTTGTCCGCGAAGCTCGCTGCGCAGCCCGTTCGGAATCCGCGTCCGAAGCCGCTGGAGCCGATCGGCACCAACGGCGCACCGGCTGACACGTCCGGCCGTGAGCCGACGATGGATGAAGTGTATGCGCGGACGACGGCACGTATTGCCGCCACGCGCCGGCCGTTCCTGGAGGCGTCTCCGGGCCGGCACTGAACCCGACTGACGCCAACCCGACCGGACGGGCAAATCCGGGCTGACTACCGCCTACCGCCTACCCACCGGCCAAGCCGGGTACGCACCGAGGCGCATCTCGGGATGAAGGAAATCCGAACATGACCGCAACCACATAGTCGCTCCGAGTGCGGGGCGCACAGGAGCATAGACCATGGCCTCCAACGCCCTTCTCACGCCCTCGATCGTTACCAAGGAAACCTTGGCGATCCTGGAGAACAACCTCGTCGCCGCCGGCAAGGTGAACCGCCAGTTCGAGAACCAGTTCGTCAAGATCGGCACCACGCTGACGGTCCGCAAGCCGAACCGATTCAAGGTGACGACCGGCCCGGCGCTGCAAATCCAGGACATCAGCGAGCCGTCCACCTCGATCAGCATCAGCAATCAGGCGCACGTCGATTTCCAGTTTTCCTCGCAGGAACTGACGCTCAGCGTCGAAGACTTCAGCGAGCGGTATTGCAAGCCGGCCGCCGTCGAACTCGCCAACTACATGGATTACGCTGTCCTCGGCCTGTTCAACCAGTTGTTCAATGTGGTTGGCACCCCCGGCACTGTCCCGGCGACGTTCTCCGCCCTCGGTGCGGTCGGGCAGCGCATGGACGAAGGCGCGGTGCCGCAGGAAGGCCGCGTGATGATCCTGAACCCGGCCGCTTACTGGTCGATGGCGAACGGTCTCGTCGGCTACTACGTCCAGTCGGTTTCGGCGCCCGCGTTGAAGGGCTTCCTGGCGAGCATCGCCAACTTCGAAATCTACCAGGACCAGAACATCCAGTCGCAAACTGTCGGCAACTACGCCGGCACTCCGGTTGTCAACGGCGCTTCGCAGACAGGCGCGTCGCTGATCACCAACGGCTGGTCCAGCTCGCTGCCGGGCCTGCTGAACGTCGGTGACGTGTTCACCGTCGCTGGCGTCTATGCGGTCAACCCGCGCAACCGCCAGTCCACCGGCTCGCTCCAGAACTTCCTGGTGCAGTCTACCGCGGCGTCCGATGGCTCGGGCAACTCCACGCTGTCGATCTACCCGGCGATCACCACGAGCGGCGCGTATCAGACCGTCTCCGGCTCCCCTGCGAACGGCGCGGCCATCGTTGTGAAGGGCGCGGCGAATACGACCTACTTCCAGAACGTGGCGTTCGTGAAGGATGCCTTCGGCCTGGTGACGGTGCCGATGGAACTGCCGGGCGGTGTGGACTTCGCGGCTCGGGAGATGTTTCGCAATACGTCGATTCGGGTGTTGCGTGCCTATGACATCTTTAACGATGTCGCACCTGCTCGTTTGGACATCCTGTTTGGCCAGGCCGTGTTCTATCCCGAACTCGGCGCGCGTCTGACCAACTAGCCTGTAACCCCTTGATAGCTCGGCCTTAATTGGCCGGGCTGTCATCGTGTCAACGACATAGCGTGACCGGATAAATGCCCATGACCCCCCGCCAAAAACGCGCCTTCCGCAAGCAGTGGGACAGCCAGATCGAGCAGGAGCGCAACGGTGCCCCGCTCGACCCGGAAGTCGCGGCCCGCATGACCCGCCCCAAAGACGAAGACACCCTCTATCAAGTCAACGTCACCATGCGCTCCGACCGCACCGTCCGGCCGTTCGGCCCGCGGATGATCCAGGAAGCTGCTGGCCTGTTCTGCGAGGCCATCAACAAGCAGATCGTGCTTGGCACTGAACGCAGTTTCATCAACGCCGTCGTCGTTCCCCTGACCATCATCCAAGGAGCCTAGACCATGCCTCTCACCACCACTTCCGCTGTCCGTCAGTTGTCCGACGGCAACGGCCTTTCCGGCGGCCCTGGCAACCAACTCGGCATCAGCCCGGCCGACGAAATCGGTTTCTTCGGCGCCACTCCCGTTCAGCAGCCGGCCGCTCCGACCTCGCATAGCGTCACGACGACTGCTGCCGGTTCGACCACGACCGCGTTCGTGAACACCACGTTCCCCGGTGCGTCCGGATCGTCCGCCTACACCATCGGCGACATCGTGACTGCCCTCAAGGCACTCGGCTTGCTGGCCGCGTAATGGCAATCGAGGACATCATCGCCAAGGCAATCGCCGATGGCGCACCGGAGGCGGAGGCAATGCCGGCCGCCCTCCGGGTCAAGGCGGCTTTGGGTGGCGCTGGTGTCCTCGTGGCACTGCCGCCGGCCTACAAGCCGAAGGAGTATCCGAAGTGGGTTGCTGGCAAGGTGGTCCGGAATGCCGATGAAGAGGCCGCGTTGACGGCTCCTGTTGTGGCGGAGGTTGTCGCTCCGGTTGTCGTGGCTCCGGTAGTCGTGCCGGAACCCGCGGTTGTCGTGCCGCCGGTTCTGGATGTCGTTATCCCGGCGCCGGCAGAAGCAGCGGAACCGCCTGTCGTCGCGCCGTAATGCGTGCGTTGTTCGGTGCCGTGTAGTAATATGCGGCACCGACAGCGAAGGAGACCTCCATGCCTAAATCCAAATCCCGTCCCGTCGCGGTAGCGCCCGACACAAAGTGGCAGGCTCAGGACGCGCTTCACACACTGAAGCGGGCGCACGAGATCAAGAACGATCCGAAGCTAATGCACCACGTTCGCGAACACGCGAAACACGAAAAGGCCGCGTTGGCGAAGGTTATCGGGCGGGGTGGGAAGTAGATGGCTCTAATCATCCAACACCACGAATGCATCGTCCGCCCGGAGAAACCTGTGACCGAGCACGCCGAATACCCCAAGCACATGACGCACCCCGGCTACGCGCCCGCGGTGGCCGCGCAGCCCATCCCCGGCGATCCACAGGGGCGATACACCCACGGGTCATCCGAACGCTTCCCGGCCGTGCTGGTCAGCAATGCGGACGACGAGGAATATTACGCGGCCAAGGGCTATGTCAGTGTCGGCAAGTCCGATCCCGCCGCGTTTGCCCGTGCCGTTGCCGCCGCGCAACCGGCGCAGACCAACTACAAGCCTGTCGAGTATCCGAAGTGGGCGGGCGGCGTGCTGGTGAACAGCGCGGAAGAAGAAACTGCGGCACTCGCTGCCCGGCGCGGACAACTGGCGCCGCCGCCGGTTGATGCCGCGCCGGGTGCGGAACCCGCGCTGGTGACGTATGGCACTCCGGCGCCGCTCCCGACCGGCCCGTCTGAGGTTGACGTGTTGCGCGACGAGGTGGCGGGGAAGTTCGATGGCATGAACGCACAGCTTTCAGCGATCACCGCCATGCTGGCAAAACTGACCGCGCCCGCCCCGATCACGGAACCTGAACCCGCTCCGGTTGCTGAAATTCCCGATTGGAAGCGCAAGCAGCAAGAGCGCAAGGCTTCCCGTTCCGCGGCCTGATATGCTACACTAACGACATAGCGAACCGGCTCGCGACTTCGCCGGGTATCCCGAACGACTACCCGGAGATACCCCGTTGAAGTTCCGCGCCGCCGCACTGGCAACCCTGCTACCGTTCGCCGCCCTGGCGCAGACCGGCCAGCCGGTGCCATCGCACCCGATCAACACGACGTCGAGTTGTTCCTCCGCCACGCCGCAGAACTGCACAACCTGGACCCCGGCGCAATGGGTGCAGGCGTGGGCGTTCAAGCAGGATGTCGGTGGATCGATCACCACATCCAGCGTGACCATCGGTGGCGTCACGCTTCCGATGTCAACGTGGATTGGGTATCTGACCGGCACCACGAACCCGAACCCCGTTTCGTTCGACGGCGCGCTGTCCGGTGCGGGCATTACGTCGCTGTTTGCCTCGCCTCCCGCGATTGGCGGCGCATCCCCGGCGGCAGGCGCGTTCACTGCGCTATCAGCCTCCACGCTGGCCGTTATCGGCGCGATCACTGGAGACCTGACGGGCGCAACGATAACCCCAACGGGCGGTTCTCCGGCCTCTATGGCGGACATCGCGGCGATGGCAACAGGCGCGCTCCCGATTTCAGGCGGGACGCTGATTGGCGTTCTGGACCTGGCCGCTGATCCCGTATCAGCGATGGATGCAGCCACGAAGCAATACGTGGACTCGCATATACTGGCGGGCGGGATGTCCTCGTCTGGCAGCACGATGACCGGCGCGCTTGACCTGGCAGCCGATCCGACGACCTCGCTACAGGCTGCCACGAAGCATTACGTGGATTTGGAGACGACGCGCGCTGAGGCCGCAGAGGTGGCCGCAGCGGCGGTAGCGGTGAATGCGCCGTTCCGCAACCGGCTACACAACGGATCGTTTGAGGTTCAGCAGCGCGGGACATCGTTCTCCGTGACGACCGGCACGTCGGCCTACACGGCGGATCGTTGGCGGGTCTATTCGTCAGGCTTCACGACAACCGCGGCGCTTAGTTCCGTAACGGGATACACCTCGCGCAAGGGGATCACCCTCTCCGGTTCAGTCCCGTCCGGCGGCAGCGTGAGCGCATTTGAGCGCATCGAGGCTGCGAACTCCTACGATCTTGTAGGGCAATCGGTCACGCTCTCGTTCAACGCGAAGGAGACACTATCGGCTGGAACCGGGACGTTCAGCGCGTGTCTTTCCTACCCGACCGCCGCTGATAATTGGGCCGGCTCGACGCAGATTGCGTGCTCTACATTCACGCCAACCGCCACACCAACAACCTATACCGCGACATTTGCGGCACTGCCGACGGGCGTCGCGAACGGCCTTAGTGTGACGCTCAGTGAAGCCCAAACGGTCGCCACCGGCACGTTGTCTTGGACAGTGACAAGCGTCCAACTCGAAGCCGGGCCAGCCGCGACGACGTTTGAGCGGCGTCCGTATAGCGTCGAGTTGGCGCTGTGCCAGCGGTATTATTGGGCATGGACCGGCTCCATGCTTGCTTCCGGCCTTTCGGGAAACGGGTCAAGCTATACAATTGCCGGGACCGTCACTTTCCCCGCTGCGATGCGCGCGGTCCCCACGATCGCCCCGACATTCGGTGCGTCGAATGGGATCACGACATCCGGCATTTTAAGCAGCACACAGTATTCGACGCAGTTTTACGCAATTTCAAACGGGGTTACCGGATACTCATCGATAACCCTTTCGGCGCTGACCGCAAGTTCGGACCTATAGCGGTGAACACTCCGTCAGCTTCCGCAGCCGGAACGTCCGTCGTAACTACATTCATTGCCTTCGCAAAGGCTCTTGGACTCGACGGCCTGACGCTGGATGAGATCACCGCGAACAACACGGGGACGTTCTCGGCAACGGCGGTAACGATTCCATGACCGCGGGCATCGGCTCCTTTACCTTCGGCGCAACGGCATTCGGCGCGCAGTCCGTCACGGCGCTCGAGGTCATCCAGGACGCGCTTGAACTGCTCGGCGTCTACGGGCCGGGCGACGCGATCTCCGGCGCCGATAGCGCGCGGGCGCTGTCCGTGATGAATGACATGCTCGATGTCTGGAGCAACGAGCCGTTGGCGTGCTTCGCCCATGCGACTCAGAGCTTTCCGCTCGCTGTCGGGCAACCGCAATACACCATCGGGCCGGGTGGCGATATGAACACCGTGCGCCCGATCAGGATCATTGACGCAGCCGGCTCGGCTTACCTGACGGACGACGAAGGCAACCGCTACATGATGAATGTGGTGGATCAACTGACGTGGAACAATCAGACCACATCGATTGTCGATGCTGATCTGCCGACGACGTTGTTCTATGATCCGCAGTTTCCGCTCGGGATCATCAACATCTGGCCGACGCCGGACGTGGCTTATACCTGCTCGTTCATGTCCTATCTGCCGCTGGCCGCGATCTCGCTGCTGTCCGGCGCGTTCTCGTTGCCGCCGGGCTACAAGCGGGCAATTACCACGAACCTTGCCGTTTGCCTGAAGCCATACTTCACCGGATCGCAACTTGATCCCGATGTGCGCGAGGAAGCCCGCGAGACCAAGGGCACCATCAAGCGGTCGAACATGCGGCCGGTTCGGTCGGTCTATGACCCGGAGTTGGTTGCGAGGGGGAGTTCTACTTACAACATTTACAGCGACGGCCGCGGCGGGCGATGAAATCCCCCATCCTCGGCGGCTTCTCCCGCGCCCGCTCAGGCGATCTTGCGTCCGGAGAAGCGTATAATTTATTCCTCGAAATCGTGGAATCCAAGGACGGCAAGGCCCCCGGCGCCCTCTACAATACGGCCGGCCTCGATCTTGTCGGCACCCTCGGTTACGGCCCGATCCGTGGCGTCCACAAACTCGGCGACACGCTCTATGTCGTGTCCGGCCCGCAAGTCTGGTCTGTGACCGCCAACGGAACGCCAACGCTCTGCGGCAACATTGGACTTCGCAACACGCCGGTTTCGATGTTCGACAACGGCGCGCAGTGCATGATTGTGGATGGTGTTGGCGCATGGCTCGTGCCGGGCGGCATCCCGTTGACCGGTGGAGCGATCGAAGCGACGGGCGGGCTGTATGCCGTCAACGACACCATCACCTTAAGGCCCACGACCGGCGGCCAAAGCGCCTATCCGATCCTGACAGTGACAACTGTTTCCAATACCCCGGCGACAACGGTTTCGCTGCCGAACAAGGGGACGTCCTACGGCTCTGCGGCAAGCGCGGCGACAACCCCGATTGCGGGCAGTCCCGGCGCTGGAGCCGGGCTGAAAGTGAACATCGACGCAACGGCGTTCGGCCCGATCGCAGCCATCAACATCGCCGCTGGCGGCGCGGGCTATGCTGTCGGTAACACCGGCCTGATAATGACCGGCTCCAGCGATGCCGCCTACCTCGTGACTGCGGTTAGCGGCGGCGCCGTGACCGGGATCATGCTGACATCGCCCGGCACGGCGTACGCCACCTATGGCGGGGCGACCACGACGATAGGCCCCGGAGCACCGACGAACGCCGGATGGGGCTTAACGCTCAACATCACCGCAGCGGGTGGCCCGATCCTGTCGGCAGTCGTCGCGAACGGCGGGCAAGGCTACGCCGTCGGCAATATCGGATTCGTTTCCGGCGGGTCGGGCGATGCGACCTACCAAGTCACCGCCATCGGCACGAATGGCGCCGTGACCGGCTTCACCGTGACGCAGGGCGGCGCGCTGCTGACGATGCCGCTATCGTTCAAGCAGCAATCGACGTCCGGTTCCGGCGCGAACTTCGAGTTATATGCCCCGACATTCGGCGCGTTTGTCGGGCTGGTTCCGATCACGGTGCCGTTCTCCGGCCCGATAATGGGCGCGATCAGTGACGGTTTCGGGTTGCTGATCTTCCTCGGCTCACAGAACATAGCGATGTCGGATGAGCTGGACCTCTCGACGTGGGGCGCGCTGAATTACGACGTTGCCGACCAGTCGCCGGACAAGTGCATCTCGCTCGTGGTGATCCATGACGAAGCCTATGTGCTGAAGGAAAAGAACACCGAAGTATGGGTGGATGGCGGCCTTGCGGGGTTTGCGTTCCAGCCGATGACCGGCGTTCACATGGAATACGGCTGTGTCGCCGCGTTCTCGCCCGTGAAGATCGGGGAGCACCTGATCTGGCTATCCCGTAACGAGCAAGGCCAAGGGCTTGTCGTCAAGGCGTCTGCCTATCAGGTCGCGCCGATTTCGACGCAGGCGATGGTGGCGGAGTTCGATACCTACGCGCAGCTTGGCGATGCAATCGGCTACGCGCGGCAGCAGGGCGGCCACACGTTCTACGTCTTGACGTTCCCCGAAGCGGACCAGACGTGGTGCTACGACATGACCGCGAGCGATCTGGCGGGGTATCCCGTGTGGACCCGGTTGGCGTCGTTCTCGGCCGGCGCGTGGCATCGGCATTGGGGAAACTGCTTCACCCCGTGGGGTGGCTACGTGACCGGGCAGGCGACATCAGGCGGTGCCGGCGTCCTGGGCGACTACCGGAACGGCAACCTCTATGCGTTCAACCCCAACACGCTGACCGACAACGGCACGCAACGGCGCTGGCTCCGGCGGTGGCGGGCGTTGGCACAGGGCAGTATCGCGGCGAAGCGGTTCTCGTCGCTTGTGGTGGCGATGCAGACCGGCGCGGGTGTGAAGGCAGGATCGGCGCCGCAACTGGTGCTGCGCTGGTCCGACGACGGCGGGGCGACGTGGAGCGGCGAGCGGATCGTAGCGGCCGGCGCATTGGGCGCGACATCGCAGCGGATACGGTTCAACCGGCTCGGCTCGACCCGGCGGGTCGGCGGGAGCGATCGGATCTTCGAGTTGTCGTCCAGCGACCCATTTATGACGGCGCTGCTTGACGCGGATGTGGATGCGTCATGAGCAAGCCGACGCAAATACTGTCCCCGCGGCAGCCGATAGCTGATCCCAACGGTTTCATCACGCATGACTGGTATCGCTCGCTCAACGGCCTGTTCAGCAAACTCTCCGCCGGGGCATCGTCCGGCTCGGCAGCCGCATCCGCAAATTCCGCAAATTCCGCGACTTTGGCGCAGATCGCGGCGGGTGGTGAAAATGGGCTTCCGACATGGGGCGATCTGGTCGCCGCGATCCAGGCAACGGCGGCGTATGCGCAGAGCTTGACAACAATCACGCTACTGTCTGATCTGAGTGGACCGGGCAAGGTCGGCGAAATTTATCTCAACGAGGCCGACGGTAATCTCTACAAGTGGGTAGTCGTTGAGGGCAAGGGCTATTGGGTCTCTTACATCCTGACGCCGGAGCAGGCGAGCGCGCTGTCTGCGACGCAGATTGCGGCATTGAACCTCGCCACGATCGCCGGGCAGATCACCACAACGCAGATATCCAACAACGCCATCCAGACGCCGAATTTAGGGGCCGGGTGCGTCGAAGCGGGCAACCTGGCGGCCGGATCGGTGACGACTGCCGCGCTTGCCGTCGGGTCAAGCACCAATCTCTGTTGGAACTCCTGCATGGAGATCGGCAGCGACGGGTGGGCTGCCCAGTCGTCACAAACCATCACGGGGTGGGGCACTACCTACGAGGTTCCGGTACTCGACCCGACGTGGCGGCTTCCGGGCTTCGGTTCCGGGTATATCAACGTTGCGAATCCGCTGACGACATCGGATGTGATGTTGTTGGCATGGAGTCCGAACGGCACGGACGCGACGCCGGTCAACGGCATACCAACAACGGCGGGCGCTATCGTGGAGGCGTCCGCTCAACTGATGCCGCACCGCTGCGGCGGGCGCGTTTTGCTGGAATGGCTGGATGCTACGGGCACGTTCATTTCCTGGGCGGTCGGCACGCGCGTTGTGCAGGCCGCGCCGGCGAACGGCAATGCGCTAACCAGTTACGGGCAAAGTTGGCTGTCTGCTACCGCTCCGACGAATGCGAAGTTCGTGGTTGCCTACGTGGAAGGCTTCAACGACGGCGCGGCAGACATCGCCGCAATCCTCGGCGCCGATCCATACCTGTTCTTCACCGAGTTTAGCGTAGGCCCCGGCGTGCCGAACTCGACAAGCCCGCAGCCGTGGTCACCGGGCGGCGTGTCCTCGATCTCCGGGGGGATGATTAAGACCCGCACACTCCAAGCGGATCGGTTGCTTGCGAACTCGATTACCGCAAACGAGATGGGGGCAAACTCGGTTGTGTTCGGCACGGTGGCGGCGGGCGCGATCAAGTCGGCGCAGATCGCGGCGGGCGAAGTCTACGCCGTTAACCTTGCGTCCGACACCCTGATTACCTTGTCCGCGCAGATCGGCAACGCGCTGATCCTGAACGCGCATATCGGGAATTTGCAGGTTGATAACCTGAAGATCGCGAACAATGCGGTGTCAACGTCGGCATCCGGTTCCGGCACGGGCGGATCGGCGTCTATATCCATCACTTCGCGCGGTGGAATTGTCCAAATCATTGGACAAATGTTATATGACGGCACCAATTGGGCAACAAGCACGCAAATGACCCTATCAAGGAGCGGCACGGTGCTGCGGTCGTATAGCCCGGTATTCTATATCCCCGGCGGCACAAACCCGGTTCCCGCGGAGATAGTCTACTTGGACGCACCCGGAGCCGGAACATTCACCTATACGCTGTCGATCGCTAGTTACTGGCGCTACGGCTCCCCGAACGTCACCCTTATCGGTATGGCAATCGACAAATGACACTATCGGCAGATTACATATCAGATCGCGATCAGGTTGCGATTGTTCAGTTGGATGGTTCCGGGAATATAATTCAGTCTGCCTTGGTCCCGTCTTCTGCGGCCGATCAGCACCTTGCCGGCGTCGCGGGGTCGATTGCGTTGACTGTAGCGGTAGCGACGGGGTTAAATCCATACGCACCGCAGACATATATCAACGGAACTGTTACAACAGTCGCCGCTCCAGTCGTGCCGCTTGCGACACTCCAAGCCACCGCGGCCACGCAGATTGATGCCGCCGCGGAAGCCGCCCGGCTTCTGTGGATCACCAACGGATGTGGTCAATCGTTGGAATACAACGCTCTGGAAGCCGAGACGGCTTCCGCTACGGCTGCGCCGGACCCGCTGGACCCGACGGTGTATCCTTGGCTCGGAACGGAACTGGCGGCGCAGATCGCGGCGGGCAACACCACTATGACGCTGCGGCAAGTGGCCGCGATGAACGCCGCGCAGATCGCGGCATGGAAAGCTGCGGGCATTGCTATCCGGCAAACGCGGCGGACTGCGAAATTGCAGATTGCGGCGGCGCCCACCGCGGCGGCCATTGATGCGATTGTGGCGGGCGTGACGTGGCCGGCGGGTCCGTCTTGACGATTATCTTGGCACTCCCACGCTGCCGCACGGCATGGCTGGCCCGCTTCCTCACATACCGCGATTGGCACTGCGGCCATGACGTGTTGCCGCACATGCGAACGATGGCTGATGTCGCCGCATGGTTCGATCGACCTCGCACGAACACGGCCGAAACCGGCGCCGCGGCATGGTGGCGGCTGATCCCTTCTGGCGTCCGCATCGTCACGGTTCGGCGTCCGGTTGCCGAGGTGGCGGAAAGCCTTGCGCGCTTCGGGTTTGATCCCGCAATTACGATCGCCGGCCTGCGGCGCATGGACGCGAAGTTGGACCAGATCGAGCGGCGCGTGGCGGGTGTGCTTTCCGTGCGCTTCGCCGATTTGGCTCGTGAGGACGTTTGCGCTCGGGTGCTTGAGTCGTGCCTGCCATATCCGCACGACCATGCCTGGTGGGCATCCTTGGCGGATGTGAACGTGCAAGCCGACCTCCCGGCGATGGTGCGGTATTGTCACGAGCACGCCGCGGCGCTGAATGGATTGGCCGATGAGGCAATGGTTGCTTCTAAGGCACGGAAAGTGCTAATACACTGATCGACCATACCGGCATGGGACTTTCCGGGCATCTCTGGTTTTCGTGGAGTTGTCCGGATGCCTTTTGGCGCGATTCTAGCGGGTGGCCTGCTTTCCGGCGCCGGGTCTATATTTTCCGGACTGATGGGCAGTAATGCCGCGAAAGACGCCGCGAAAACGCAAGCGTCTGCGGAGACTGCGGCCACCAACGCCGAGCTTGGCATGTTCAACACGGCGCAATCGGATATCGCGCCATGGTTGTCGGGCGGACAGAACGCACTCGCCGCTCTGCAAAAGGCGCTTGGCATCGGGCCGGGAGGAACTGGCGCGACAAACCCTCTTCTGACGATGCTCGGCATCGGCGCGGACGGGAAGCCGACGGGCAGCGGCATTAACCCCGCCACATTCCAGGCGTCGCCCGGCTATCAGTTCCAGTTGCAGCAGGGCTTGAACGGAGTAACGAACTCGGCCGCGGCGGCGGGTGGATTGGGTGGAAACGCTCTGAAGGCGTTGCAGGGGTATGGCAGCGGCCTCGCGAACCAATCGTGGAGCCAATATCTCGGCAACGTCAACACTGGATGGCAGGGGCTGATCGGCAATCTGTCGGGGCTTTCCGGGCAAGGCGCGGGTGCCGCCGGCACGATGGGCAATCAGGCGCTTGCGACCGGCGGACAGATCGGTAGCAACGTCACCGGAGCGGGCGCGGCTGCGGCGGCGGGCACGATGGGCAGCACGAACGCGCTGGCGGGCGGGATCACAGGCGCGACGGGCGGGTTGAGTAATGCGGCGATGCTGTATGCGCTGATGAGCCAGGGCCAAACCGGCGCGCTGCCGACGGCAGCGCAGTTCAACACCGCAGCGCAGACCTCTCCATTCATGGCGTCCGGCGGATTGATGAACTATCAGCAGCCGGGCGGCTAATATGGCAATCGACCCCGCGATCTCCCTCGGCTTCCAGCCGGCGCAACTCGGCCAGCAGTTCAATCCCGGCGCGACGGTCCAGGCCGCCAACAACCTCATGGCGTTCCAGCAGTCGATGCAGGCGCAGAAGTCCGCAAACGCCTTGCGCGGCATCCTGTCGCAGCCTGGCGCCGTGGATGGCACCGGCAACCCGTCCGACGACGCCATGAAGCAGATCATGGCCGTTGATCCCGGTATCGGTATGAAGTTCAAGCAAAACGCCTTGGTTGATCAGGAGCGGCAACTTCGGCTTGGTGTTTTGAAGACGGATGCGTTCGCCAAGAAGCAGGACATGATGGACGAGGGTTATGCCCCGTTGCTGGAAACCTACGAAGAAAGCATTAAGGCGGGCAAGACGCCGGAAGCCGCGCTGGTTGAGGCACAGGATGGCTTGACCAAGGCGAATGAGCGGTTAATGCAGGGTGGGTTTCTGTCCGAAGATGAACAGAGGCGGTTGCCGACAAAGTTCGATCCGCTCCAGATGCGGCAGTATTTGGCTTCGTCGCAGCAAGTCCGGGACTGGCGGAAGGATCAGTTGCAGGAGAGGCGGCTCGACGCCACGATGCAGCACCAGCAAGATTTAGATCAGCGCGCCGACGACCGTGTGAACCGTGCCGGCTGGCAAGTCATGACCGACCCGACGGCGAAAGACAAGGACGGCAACCCGGTCCAATATCGCTACAATGCGGGCACGGGGGAATCCACCACGCTCGCGGGCAACGAGCCGTATCATCCGGGCGGCGCGGCGAAGGTTGGCGTGGAGACAAAGGCACCCGCCGCCGGAAGTAGCGTGGCGGACAACCAATCCGTTGAAGCCGACATCAAGAAAGAACACCCGGACTGGAGCGCCGGACAGATCGCGCTTGAGGCCAAGGCGCGCATCCGCTCTGCATCGGCGCCCAACCTTCCCGGCGATGCCCCGCTGACCGATGAGGCGATCAACTACGCCGCCGAAATCTACCGCAAGACCGGCAACATGCCGTCGTTCGGCATGAGCAAATACGGCGCGTCCGATCGCAGGCGCATCATCAATCAGGCCGCGGGCAACGCTCGTGATGCCGGGTCTGACGCTGGCGGCGATCTCGTTACCCGCGCCGTCATCACCGCCGACAAGGGCGCGCTCACCAAATTGACGGCGCAGAGGGCCGCCATCACCTCGTTTGAGGAAACCGCAGTCAAGAACGGCGATATCCTCGTTGATCTGGCGCAGAAGGTTGACAAGACCGGCGTTCCGGTTGTCGAGCGATGGTTGCGGGCCGGGCGGAAGTCCATTGAGGGCGACGTTGATGTGTCCAAGTTCGACGCTCAGTTGCAGCTCTACGGCACCGAAGTCGCGAAGATCATGACCAACCCGAATCTGACGGGCGTGTTGTCGGATTCCGCGCGCAGGGAAGTCCAGGAGTTCTTGCCGAAGGGTGCCACTTACGAGCAGATCAAGGGCTTGCATGAACTGCTGAAGGGTGACTTCGGACGGCGGACGGACGCACTCAATAACGAGATTTCGTCCATCCGGACGGAAATGGGCGATGCGGCGGGCGCGGGGAAGAAGAAGGCCGACGTCGAGACGCCAGCAAAGGCCGACGCTCCCGCGAAGGCGGCTCCGAGCACAAAGGAAATCCAGACGTTCGGCGCCACGCCGGCCGACATGGAAGCTATCTCCCAATTGCCAAAAGGCACGCGCTTCCGCGGTGCTGACGGCAAGACCTATGAAACGCATACAGACCCAAAGCCGAAATCAGCGGCGCAACCGCCCGAAGGCGGCCACCCGATCCCCGCAGATCGCGCCGGCGACAAGGACGGCACGACATACAACAACGGCCAATGGGTGAAGCGTGGCGGGTATGTGGTGCCGAACACCGCGGCGGCGCCCGCGAAAGACGACCCGCTTGCCGCGGCACGGGCCGCCATCGCTGCCGGAGCCGACCGGGAGAAGGTGATCGCGCGATTGAAGCAGAACAAGATTGATCCGGGGAATTTGTGATGCCGTTGGACTTTACCGACCTGATCCCGGACGCCGCTGACGACGAAGAAACCGGCCGCAAGTCATCGTTCACCCGCAATCAGGCATGGACAAAGCCGGGGCCTCGATCGTTCACCACCAAACTGCCGCCCGAGCAAGAGGCGAAGTTTCAGGCGTGGGTGAAGGACAACAAGGTTCCGTTCGAAGATGGTGAGACCGCCGACTACGATATGCGCGGCTACTGGAAGGCATCGCAGGACAAAACCGACTGGAAGCGGATGCAGAAGGCCGGGATGATCCCCGCCGACCTGGACCCCGCCGGTACGAAGGTTGATCCGAACGACGGCAAGCCGCATTACCCCGATTACTGGAAGACGCCCTACCACGAGACGTTCTCGAACGAGAGCCAGTGGGCGGTTAAGGATAAGGCGCCGAAATGGACTGACGACGATAAGCTCGTCACGCCGGACGGCAAAGTGGTGTTCGATGATCGGGCGCGGAAGCCCGAGCCGTCGGCGCCGCTGTCGTTTGACGATCTGGTGCCGCAGAAGAAGGCCGCGCCGCCTGCGTTGGTGCCGGATACTCCGGGTGCTGCATCGGCGCCGCCTGCGCCACCCGGAGCGCAACCATCCGGCCCCGACATGCTGACCCGCGCGACGAACGCCATTTTCGGCGACCCGACGAAGGGACCGCAACCCGACGCACTGACGCGGATAGGGAACGCCGCGGTATCCGGTGCGCGGGATGCGTGGAGCGCAAGCGGCCAGCCGAATCCGGAGACGGTTGCGGCGAACGCCAATGCAGATCGCGATTTCCCGACGTTGGCGCCCGCTATCCATGGCCTGAATTACCTCTACGACCAGTCCGGCCGGCCGCTTTCCGCAGCGTTTCGCGGCGCGCAGGCTGGCGTGGCGCAACTCGGAACCGAACTCGGATCACCGGCGCTTGGCCGCGACCTCGCCGCACTGCCGGAATCCTTGCCCGATCTGTCCCGCCCTGGTGCAGAACCTCCCCGGCCCGGCACATCGCTGACCGCGCCCGCGCGTCCGCCGGAACCGGGCGTTGCGCCTGGCGCTGGACCCGGCCCAACGCCACCCGCCCCCGCTCCCGCGCCGCTGACGTTCGCGCTACCCGCGCCCGAACCGAAGCCCGCCGCGCCGCCGGCAGAGGCACCCGCGGCGCCAACCAACCGCGTGACCTACTTCGATCAGTCGCAGGGCGAATACGCCACCGGCACGCTGAAGGGGATGCGCCCCGACGGGATGGCCGTCGTTGACCGCGGCACCGGGGTCTACATCTTCGTGCACCCCGGCTCGATCATTGACCAGCACGAGGCTGCGGCACCCGCCGAGCGTCCGACCAGTGCGGCACCGTCAGCGGGACCGACGCCCGCGGCTGAGACGCAGACCGCCACACTGCCGCCGTTGACGCCGGACGAGGCGCCGGTAGCGCCATCCAAGACGATCGACCTCGGCGGCAAATCACCATCCGACACGCTGAAGGACGGCAAGAACCCGCTGGAGCCATTCTTCCCGCGTGCGCCGACTGCGGACAATCCGCTGACGGTTGCGGAGATCGAGCAAGCCCGCGTTGCGGCACAGGCGCACGTTGACGCGGAAGCCAAGAATGCGCGGGCCACGTTGGACGGCGACAAGCCCAACCCCTCCACCGCGCACGGCGGCCCGTGGACCGAGGCCGGCAAGAACGATGCCGGCGAGATGGTCTACAAGAACCCCGATGGCCGACATGCGGTGTTCGAGAACGGCATCCCGTGGGCGGAAGCGCCTGGCACGAGCGACGACAAGCGGAAGAAACGCTACCAGATCGGGCCGGAAGGCAAGGCCGAACAGCCGACACAGACCGCAGACAAGCCAGCGGCGACCGAGCAACCTTCCCCGGTGACTACCGACGCGGCGAAGAAGCCGAAGAAGAAGCCCGGCACGACCGGCGCGACGTCGGTTGACGCGCCCGGATGGTCCTACGTTGGCGACAACGAGGACGGCCAGAAGGTCTACAAGGACCAGCGCGGCGTGCATTCCTACGTCAAGGATGGGATGCGGATCACCGAACCCGTGTCCATGAAGCCGGGCGCGAGCGGGATGGAAATCTCGGTTCCGGATGCGGACAGCAAGCCGACTGAGTTCCGCGTTGCGCCGGAGAAGGTTGTCCGTTCCGCCTCGCAGATCGCGGCAGAGGACGGCGTTCCGTATCACGAGGCGCAGAAGATCAGGGATGCGGAGGCTGCGGAGGCGGAGAAGCCGGTTGAGTCGAAGGTTGAAACGGATGAGCGCGACCCGGACGGCCACACCACGCGCCCGTGGACTGCCAAGGACAAGGAAGACGCGGCGGGGCTGGTGAAAGCCTACGCGGATCATCCCGCCGTTGAGCGCGTGCGCAATGCGGTGGAAGCCGGGGCGCCGGTTCTCGACATCGCGGGGAAGGGAAATCCGTTCACGCCTTGGGAAGTGCGGGCGCTGGCAGAGAATGGGGGGTGGAAGGCGAAGCCGAAGGATGAAGCCCCGGCAGATCGCACCTTCACACTGGACCCAGCAAAACTGACCGATGAACTGGCGGGCGCAACAGGCTTCTCGCGTGAGGCGGTTGCCCATGCGCGGCAGACGTTAGTGGATCACGGCGGCGACGTCCCGAAGACGCTCGGCTATCTCGACGCGGGCTACCTGAACGGCAAGATGCCGATCGGGAAAGAGGCTGCGCAAGTCATCCGCGCGATGAAGCCTTCGATGGCGGATACCACCCCGGACCAAATCAAACCATCGGATAAGCCCGCCGGAGAAAATCAGGCTGGCGGGGAGACGAAGGCAGCCGAACCGAAGCGCGCGGCGCCCAAGCAGGAAGCCACCCGCCCCGCCCGAACCGGGGATGCCCGACCGTCCTACTGGATGAATGAGGGCGAGGTTGACGAAAACATCGACCGCTTCAAGAATCACCCGCTACTAGGGCAGGTGACGAACTGGCTCGGCGCTTACCGCGATGCGGTCAACGAGAATAGCGATGGCTGGGCGCATTTTGGCGCGAGCGTCGCCAAGCCTCTGATGGGCCTGATCCACCAGTCCGACCCGCGCAATAGCAACTACTGGACCAAGCACGGCGGGACGATTGAGGCGACCGAGGCCGAGATCAAGGCGGCGATTGCGCCGATCAAGGCGTTCGCCACCAAGCATAACCTGAATGTCCCTGCCGCACCCATTGCGGAGGCGAAGGGCAAGAAGCCCCGCGCCAAACGCACCCCAACCCCCACCATCCAGAAAATCGCCGACACCCACGGCGTAGATACGGACGGCCTGACGACCGAGCAGATACTTGATGATGTCGTTGCATCCGCTCCGGAAGCCGCCATCAAGGCCGAGGTTGAGGCGCTTGTGGCGGATGCTGAGACGGAGATGGAGGCGGCCGAGGATGAGGCGCGGGAGTGGATTGTTTACCATGGCACGCCGCATGATGTGGATCGGTTCTCGCTTGACAAGATCGGGACTGGCGAGGGCAATCAGGCGTTCGGGTATGGGTTGTATTTTGCGGAGAACGAGGGGGTTGCCCGATCGTATCGGGATCAGTTGTCGGGCGCTATGACACCTGAAAATGCCGCCGCCTATCGCGCGGCGTCCGATCAATATGCCGACGCACGCAGAGAAGCCGAGGGTCTTGAAGACCTGATGGTGCATCATAGCCTTAACAAAGGCATGTCACCGGACCCCGGATGGGGCACGTTGGGAATGGAGCATCATCCCGACGTTATAAAGTTGTTTCAGCCAAAATTGGATGCGCTGCTTGCCAAGCAAGACGCTGCGACAAAAGCGATGGATGCTGCGATGTCAGCACCTCGCGCATCCGGCAACCTCTACACCGTCCGCATCGCCGTCAAGCCAGAGGAAATGCTTGATTGGGATTCGACACTCAAAAACCAACCCGATCAGGTCCGCGAAAATCTCAAGAAGGTGGGCATTGGCCTTCCCATTGGAGGCGAGTGGGAGGAAGACCGGCCCGGAACGTGGTCCTACCGAGACAAGGATGGTAAGCCGCTGGCGCGCGTTCGGCGCAGTCAAAGCGGGAAATATTGGGCATCCGGCGGCAAGACGGAGACGGGCGCCTACAGCTTAGACGAAGCCAAGGAAACGGCCGTTGCACTGTCCCGCGCTCTAATCGAAGGGGACGACCAGACGGGCGCGCAAATATACCACGAGGTGGTAAACAATATCGGCCTGATCCGCGAAGGCGCTGCCCAAAAAGCATCCGAGGCCCTTCACGCGGCCGGCGTCAAGGGCATCCGCTACTTTGACGCGGGCAGCCGCCGGGATGCCGAAGGCACCCGCAACGTCGTAATCTTCAACCCCGACGACATCGAGATCACCCACCGGAACGGCGAACCCGTCAAGCCGCACGCGCCGACTGCGGCGGAAACGAAAGAGTTGACGCCGGAGCCGGCAATCACCGACATCTACCCCCGCCCGCAAGACCTAACCCCGGAAGCCGAAGCCGATGAGTTTCAACAGAACCAAGACGATGAAGATGCACAACAACGCGATGGCGGCGGCGAAGAACCCGGCGCTGCCGGAGCACATACAGGCGAAGTTCCGGAAGGTCGCGGAGAAGTCCGCGGCGGCGGTGGGGTTGATGGACGCGGTGGATCGCAAAGTGGCGCGGGACAAAAGCAACTCGGACGTGTAAAGAAGCCACAGGGGGTTGAGGATGGCCGAGGCGATGGACCCGTCAGTGGTGGCGTGGGTGAACAGGGAAGCGGCAAAACTGGCACATCAGGGGTGGGTGCCGGGAAGTCCGCGCGAAAGCGACCTAATCAAGCATTGGAGTCGTCATCGGCCGAAGATGCTGCACCAACTGGACGCGGCGAAGATGACGCAAAAGTTCGCGATGGTGCTGGAACACAAGCAGTATCAGGCGATGCGGCAGTACATCAAGGCGGGGATGCCTCCAACGGACGCGGACGAGCAGGCGACGAAGGAGTGGCTTCTGATGGAACCGGAAGCCGAGGACCAAAGCCCGCAACCATTCGGCCGAATTTCCACGTTGACGACCCCGAACGACTGATCGGCGGCACGCCGAAGGTCCGCTTCGCCAGGAACCGCGCCGCACTGGAAGCCCTCGAAGCGATTGAGCAGGACCAGCGCGATCCGACGCCCGAAGAACTGGAGGCAATGGCCGGTTATATCGGGTGGGGATCGTTCGGTCAGGATCTATTCCAAGGCACGTTTGAGCGGCAGATGTCGCGTCCCGGCTGGGATGCCGAGGGCAAGTGGCTCCGCGAACAGCTTGGCAAAGAGGCATGGGAATCAGCGCAGCGGTCGATCATCAACGCCCATTACACTGATCCGCCCACAGTCATGGCCATGTGGGACATGGTTCGCCAAATGGGCTTCAAAGGCGGGCGCGTCCTGGAACCGTCGATGGGTATCGGCAACTTTTTCGGTATGATGCCGCGCGACCTGATGGCGAAAAGCACGCTGACCGGGATCGAACTGGACCGCGTAACGGGCGCTATGGCGAAGCATCTGTATCCAGATGCTGGTATCCACATCAAGGGCTACCAGGACAGCAAGACGCCCGACAATTTCTATGATCTTGTCATTGGGAACTGGCCGTTCGCCGCCGGAAGCCCGCCGGATCGGCGATACGACAAACTTAGCCCGACGCTGCATGACTACTTCTTTCTGAAGGCGCTGGACCAGACCCGTCCGGGCGGCCTTGTGGTGGGCATCACGTCATCCGGCACAATGGACAAAGCCGGCCGCGCCGCGCGCCTGGAGATGGCGAAGAAAGGCGAATTGCTGGCCGCCTTCCGCCTGCCGTCCGGCGCGTTTGAGAAATATGCCGGGACCAGCGTGGTGACGGACATTATCATCCTGCGGAAACGCGCCGAACCGGCCGCGAATGTGACGGAAGAACCGTGGATCAATGCCACGGACATGGACACGCCATACGGGCAGGCTATCCGCGTCAACGACTACTTTCAGAACCGGCCCGACGCAGTTCTGGGGCAACTCGATTTCGGCCACGGCACCACGCAGGGCCGGGCGGGCATGATCGTTCATCGGCCCGACAATCTGCTGACCCGGCTGCAAGGACTTGCCGCGCGACTGCCGGAGGACGGCTATCAGCCCGTGATCCGCGGCAAGGAGCCTCGCTTCCTCATCAACAACACAACCGACCGCCAGGGTAGCGTCACCATCGGCGATGACGGCAAGCTCTATCAGGTCCAAGGCGAACGGCTGGCGCTGCTGGAGGATGTGCATAAGGGCATGAAGGCCGGCACGGCGAAGATACAGAAGGCGCGTGAAGATCAAGTCCGCCGCATGGTCGGGATGCGCAAGGCTTACGGCGCACTGATCGACGCGGAGCGCGACGGCAAACCGGAAGCCGAGACGCTACGCAAGGCGCTGGCAAAGCAGTATGGCGAGTTCAAGGATCAGCACGGCACGATTGGCGAATCGGACGGCTTGAAGGTTCTCCGGCTCATCAAAGACCCGGCACACCCCGCGCTTCAATCGCTGGAACGGCCGGACGGTGAACCGTCCCGCATCCTGACGGAACCAACCATCCGGTCCAAGCGATCGCTCGATAAGCCATCGGTCGCCGAAGCCTATGTGCTGGCCCGGAATGAGCAGGCCAACTTCGATATGGATCGCGTTGCCGAATTGGCGAAGACGACGCGCGAAAAGGCAGAGGCACATCTACTCGAAACCGGCGCGGTGCTGCGGGCGCCCGGCAGCAGCTTCGAGCCTGCCGACATCTATCTGTCCGGCAACGTCAGGCGGAAGTTGCTGGAGGCCAAGGAGGCGCTTGCCAACGGCGAGGATATGCAGGCGTCCATCGACGCGCTGACGAAGGCACTGCCGCCGACGGTGCCATACTATCAGGTGGAGGCGAAACTCGGCGCTCCGTGGGTAGGTGATGCTGCTTATAAGGCGTTCATCGGCGATCTGTTGGGGCTGTCGCCAGAGGATCGCAACGACATCCATGTACGGTTCGCCGGAAGCCGCTGGAAGGTGACGTTCGCCGCTCAGTACCTCAACCACAAGCCCGAAGCCACGTCGGTATGGGGGCATCACAAATACCCCTTCAACAAACTCATCATGGCGGCGATGGGCAACAACGTCGTCCAGATCAAATCAAAGAACGATGACGGCGACAATGTTTTTGATCCAAAACTGACGGAGGAAGTGAACGCCAAAATCCAGGCGTTGCGCGAGAAGTTCCAGGATTGGGCATGGCAAGACCCGGAGCGGAAGATTGCCTTTGAGGCCGCCTACAACGATGTGATGAACGCGATTGCCAAGCCGCAGTTTGATGGCTCGTTCATGGACATGTCGGGCATGGCGCTGCGGCGTGGTGATGACCCGTTCTCGCTGCGCCGACACCAGATCAACGCCATTTGGCGAGGCGTGATCCAGGGACGCGGCCTGTTCGCCCATGAGGTCGGGACCGGGAAGACCTACACGATGGGCGGTATCGCCGTCGAAGGGCGCCGGTATGGCGTGTTCCGCAAGCCGCTGATCTTCGCGCACAACGCCAACAGCGCGTCAGTTGCCAAGGAGATCGGCGACATGTATCCGGGCGGCAAGTTCCTCTACATCGACAATCTGGCGCCCGATGTCATCGCCACGACGCTGCACCGGATCGCCAACGAGGATTGGGACGCGGTTGTCATGCCGCACAGCCTGATTGACCGCATGGCGCTCACGCGGGAGACGCTACACGAACTGGCGGCCGAGCAAATCGCCGAATTGGAGAATGAGGCGATCGAGGCGGCGAAGGAAGACGGCATCAACCTGACGCCCCAGATGATGGACGACGACGAGGCAATGAAGAAGGTTCGCAGCGTCACCGCGAAACAGTTGGTGAAGCAGCGGCAGAACATCCTGGACAACATCGAGAAGCAGGGGAATCGGAGTTCAAAGGAAGGCGCGGTTTCGTTTGAGAAGTTGGGCGTTGATGCGATCGTCGTGGACGAGGCCCATGAGTTCAAAAAGCCCCCGATCGCTACTAGAATGCAACTAAAAGGTCTGAATACTCAAACCAGTAACCGCTCTATCGCGTTGAATTTCCTCACGCAATACGTGAAGAAACAGAACGCGGGGAAGGGCGTCTATCTGTTCACCGGCACGCCGGTAACGAACAGTCTGAACGAAATCTTCAACATGTCCCGATACTTCATGGATGACCGCATGGGGCAGAGTGGCATCAAGGATTGGGATACGTGGTTCAACACGTTCGCCGACGCGATGACGGATGTGGAGTTGACCGCGGCAGGAACCTACGAACCGGTCAAGCGGCTGTCCGCTTTCGTCAACGTGGATGAGTTGGTCCGCATGATGTCGGAATACACCGACGTTGTGCAGGCCAAGGAAATGCCCGAGTTTGTGCCGCGCGCCACAAAATCAGGGAAGACCCTGGCCTCGCCTGATTTGACGCCGGATGAAATGGACTACCTCACCAATGGTCGGATGGAGAACCCGGAAGGGCGGCCATACAAAAAGGTGGTGACGGACGTTGGCGAGATGTCGCCCGATCAGAAGGACATCCTGGCGACACTGCGGGAGCGGAGCGAGTATTTTAAGAACGCTTCGCGCAAAGAGCGTAAGGAGATGATGCTGAAGGGCGATGAGCGAACGCCAATCCGGGTTGAGACGGATGCGGCCAATGCCAGCCTTGACGCCCGGATGTATGATGAGGAAGCGCCGGACTTCGATGGTGGCAAGGCCACGCGCGTCGTCAAGAACGTGATGAAGCACTACGCCGAGGACAAGGCGGCACAGGTGATCTTCGTTGATCGCGGCGACAATCCTGGCGTCCGGTCTAATTTCGTCCTGATGCAAGACCTCATAAAGAAGCTGGTGGATGGTGGCGTTCCCCGCGGCGAGATCGCCATCGTTGGCGGCGGCATGGACGCCAAGAAGAAAAAGGAAGTCGCCGACGCGATGAACAGCGGCAAAATCCGCGTCGTCATCGGGAAAAGCAGCACGCTCGGTGTTGGCGTGAATATGCAGCGGTATTTGCGCGCCATGCACCATCTGGACGCGCCGTGGCGTCCTGGCGATCTGGAGCAGCGCAACGGACGCGGCGAGCGGCAGGGCAACGAGTGGAATACCGTCCTTGAATATCGCTACGTCACCGAGGGCATCGACGGGCGCCGCTGGCAGGTTTTGACCAGCAAGGACAAGTTTATCAAGCAGTTCATCGGCGCCTTCAACGACGATAGCGGCAAGCGCATCGGCAACATCGAGGGGGATGCGGCGGATATCTCCGACGACGAGGATATCATGCAGACGCTTTCCGCAGCGGCCGGCGATCCTCGCATCATGTTGCGCGCTAAATACAAGGCCGACGTTGAGCGGATGGAGCGCCGCGAGCGGATGCACACAGTCGGTCAGGCCGAGGCTGTCCAGCGGGCACGGCAACTGCGGAGTAACCTGGAGCACTATTCGGCCAGTGCCGATCGTATTGGCGGGCTGGCGAAGATATGGGCGGCGTCCGTTGACCGCATGGAAGCGGCGGCGCGCGAGGCAAAGGATACACACCGCTGGTATGAGGCAACGGTTGACGGCAAGGAGTTGCGCCTCGGTGCCGAAATCCAAGAGGCGATTGACGCCAAGGTTCGCGGCTTGGTTCGCGGCGAGGAAACAGAGATCGCCACGGTTGGCGGCTTCAAGGTCATTGCCGATTGGCGGTCGCGGTATGCGGCGGAACCGAACTACAGCGTTGCCGATGCCGACGGGAACGATGTCGCCCCGCTCACCGGGCCGGGCATCAGGTTCATCGCCAATGCCTTGAACCGACTTCGCGGAGAAAGCGAGAATTACATTCAGATGGCGAGCGAGGCGAAGGCGTCAATCCCGGCGATGGACGCGGCCGGCAAGCAGGATTTCCCGCAGCAGGGCAAATTGGACAAACTTCGTCAGCAATTCAGCCGCCTGGAAAGCGACCTCCAATCAAACCCGATCCCGCCGCCATCTTGGCTGCGGCACGGAGCGGCGATCGACAGCGACATCTACGTTGACGGAAAGCCGCGCACGGTGCGTGGGCACCGGATGGATGACGATTACTATCTCGTCACCGACGAAGGCGAAGTGCCGTATATGGACGCCAAGGACGTGAACGGCCTGCCGATCTACGAGGCGCACCCGGCGCCGGAAGGCGTGGAACAGATGCGGTTCCGGCGCGACTTCGGAGAAGATGACGGCGGCACGGCGCTTCGCGACGACGTTGCCTTCGCTGTTCGGTTGAGTAGCGATCATTCTACCCACGAGTTCGAGCGCGGATATGAAGCCAAGCCCGAAGACGCCGTGGAGTCCGAGTATCGGAAGGGGCGCCATTGGGTAAGGGTTGCGCCGCCGAAGGGGGAGAAGTGGAGCCGCGATCAGGCGATAGATGCTGCGATCCGTGATGCGTTCCCGAAAGAGAAGGCGGCCAAGAAACCAAATCCTAGCCCCGCACCAAAATAACCGCTATACTCCCCACACACCCAACCGGCTGGTGACGACGCCGGGCATAGCCTCACCTCCCCATCCGGTGAAACATGCCCGCGCTCACTTTCGACGACATGGTATCCCGCTGGAAAGCCCGAGGTTACTCGGATGCCGGCGCGCGTGGCATGGCCGACAACATGACCCGCGAGTCCGGCGGCGATCCTGGCGTCATCGGTGACAACGGATCATCCCTCGGCCTGTTCCAGCATCACGGCCCACGCAAGGCGGCACTCGAAGCCTACGCCAAGGAGCGCGGCAAGCCCGCGACCGACCCGGATGTGCAGATCGACTTCGCTGACCGGGAATTGCGGACGCAATACCCGAAACTCCGCGCGCAACTGGCGACGTCGGACAACCGCGGCGCATCCGAGGATGCGTTCAAACGCACGTTCGAACGGCCGGCATCCATCATGTGGGAGAACAACCCCCGCACTGCTACGGACAAATACCGGTTCTCCGACTATGCGCTGAACGAGCACGCCAAGCGCAAGAATACCGACATCCTCTACATGCCGCCGCAGGACTATTTGGACCTGTCGCCGGAACTGGAGGGTAAGCCGTTCGAATCCCCGTCCGGGCGGTCCATCAAGGCATCCGTGGACCGCGGCGACGAGATCGAGAGCATCCCGACGCTCACCGTGGACAATGGCAAGGTCACGGAGCAGGACGGCCGGCACCGGGCGCTATTGGCTCAGGAACACGGCATCGACGCGATCCCGGTTGCCGTGAAGGGCGAGGTGCCCAACGAGATCGAGGGCATGTCCGGCAAGGTGGTGCCGCAACCGAAGTCGCTGTGGCGGCGCGCGGCGGATATGGTTGTCCCGAGTGCCGAAGCGGCGGAACCTGCCAACCCCTACGCGGCATTCGCTTCCCCGGTTGATGGTGAGGCGCCGAAGCCGGCCGACAACCCGTATGCGGCGTTCGCCGCGCCGGTTGATGGCGAGAATCCGGCGGAAGCGAAGGCGGAACCGGACAAATCCGCCGGATCTGGCGCCCCCAACGATCCAGCGTTGCCCTACCCCGACGAGCCGGGCGTGCATCGCGGCTCCATTATGCCATTCGCATCTGATGACAAGGGCGACGTCATCAAGAGCACCGAAGGGTGGACCGCCGGGCTTCCCAAACTCTACATGCCTGAGATGTTCCGCGCCCCGATCCGTGGTGCGGTGGCGGGCGGACAAGAGGCGCTTGGCGAGCGTCCGGTAGATGATCCAGCAGTCCGATCCGACATCTTTGCTGCCGCATCATTCGGTGCAGGCGCAGCGCCCGCTGGCATCGTCAAGGAGGTTGTAGCCAAGGGCGGCGAGTTCCGCCCGATGTATGAGTTCGTGTCGCGCGTTGTCGGCGGCGACATCTCGAAGAACGACGCGGCGCTCCGCATCGTGGCGCGCATGGAACAGGACGCCAAGGCGGGCGGCCCGACCGCGCAAGACATGCTCGACCTCATGAACGCCACGCCGGACAAGCCTCTCGTGCTTGGCGACGTCGTTGGCGAGAACGGGCTTGCCTACCTCGGGAAACTCGGCCGGTCGCCTGGAGAAAGCCGGGAGATCATCACCAAAGGCCTGAATGACCGCGATATGGGCGCCGGCACGCGGCTGGCGGGGGATGTGGACAAGTCAATCGCGACGGGTTCGGCGGACACCGTATCGCAAGAACTGATCCAGTTACGGAAGAAAGCCGCCCGCCCATTCTACGACGCGGCATATGAGCGTCATCCAATCAATCCCGATGAGATGAAGCCTGAAGGCTCTATCGGCTCCATGCTGACCCGTCCGTCGATGCGCTCCGGCATGGCGAACGCGCGGAAGATCGCGGCAGAGGAAGGTGTCGATGTGGGTGCGCTTGGCATCGATCTGGATGCCGAAGGGGTGCCGTTTTACAGCAAGGTTCCGACCTGGCGGACGCTCGATTACGTCAAGCGCGGGCTTGATGATGTGGTCGAGCAATACCGCGACAAGACGACCGGAAAACTGGTCTTGGACACCTATGGGAACGCGGCGCAGTCAACGCGAGGCGCCTACAGAGACGTTCTGCGCAATCTCAATCCTGATTACGCCAAGGCGCTTGACGCCTATTCGGGGCCGAGCGCGTCGAAGGACGCGATGAAGGCGGGGCAAGACTTCCTTCGCCGCCGGCCGGAAGAGATTTCCCGCCGGATCAGCGAACTCTCTCCAGGCGACAAGGAGTTTTACAAGCTCGGCGCAGCGGACGCGCTACGAACCGCGCTGGCAAAAAAGAGCGTCGGAGCCGACGAGACGAAGGCGATCATCAACAGCCAATACATGCGCGACCAACTCCGCCCGCTATTCGACAACAACGACGCCTATGAGCGGTTCGTGAAGTCGGTCGAGGCCGAGGGGCGGATGTTCGGCACGCGGTATAGCGCGCTGGGCAATTCACGCACGGCGGCGCGTGAGGCGGAAGATCAGTCGCCGGAGGTAGCCGCCCTCGCCAATGCCGCCCGCGGCGCTGGCGCGGCGCTGTCCCATAACCCGCTCAATGCGATCTGGAGTGCGCTGAAGGCCGGCGAGTCCCTGAATGCGCTGCGCAACCCCGCGATTAACGCGGATGCGGCGCGGCTGATGATGTCGCCGCTCAACACACCAGCGACGGCGGGACGGCTGAACGCGCTGAAGGACTTTATGAACACCCTGCCGACGACGCGAAACTATTTGGCGCGGTATGCGGGGCCTTCGTCGGCAATGTCAACGCCAGCAACCGCAATAGCGGGCAACGCCTTGGCTGGGCGCAATTCCAATATGACGCCTTGGCCTGGGAGCAACCAATGACGACGGCACAGCACGCGGGCGAAGTCCGCCACGATCATGTCAACGAGACGAAAGACAGGCTTCATGCCGAGACCGATCGCGATGGCGCCGGGTGCGGCGACAATCAGCATAGCCACCCAATTCGGCCAAATCATAGAGCCATTCCATCCATGTATTCGACCCGCATCATAATTGAAGCCGTCCCGCCTGACGAGATGCGCCTACCGGCGTATCGACAGGAGGGCTTTGGCGACTGGTATGTGGAACCTGGGACTGGTGACATCCGGATCAAAATAGCCGCAGCCGATGTATGGGATCAAGAAGAAGCGTTCTTGGTGGCCCTTCACGAATTGATCGAGGCCCGGTTGTGCAGCAAATCGGGCGTCGTCCAGGGCGCGGTGGACAACTTCGATGCGGCGTTCACTGGCGAGGGCGAGCCGGGTGATGATCCGGCTGCGCCGTATCGGGTGCAGCACCGGCAGGCGTGCATGGTCGAGCACATGATGGCGCTGTTTCTTGGGATTACGGATTACGGGAGGGTTGAGTGAAAGTTCTGATTCTGGATAGCGACCACGTGGGCCTCGACTTCGCTATGCGCGCGGTCGCATCCGGGCATCAGGTCAAACTCTTCCGCTATTCCAAGAAGCCGACACGCTACGGCGAGGGCTTCAATGGCATCGAACTGGTGGACGAATGGAAGCCTCACATGGCTTGGGCCAAGGACGGCCTGATCTTCGTGACGTCAAACAACCGATACCTGACGGAGATCGACCGCTACCGCGAGTTCGGATACAAGAATATCTTCGGCCCGACCGTTGCGTCCGCCCGGCTGGAGATCAACCGCGAGGCTGGCATGAACGCCATGCGGACGATCGGAATTGAGGTTCCGCCGTTCGAGACCTTCGATAGTCTGGAGGCGGCCGAGACGTTCGCGCGCAAGTCCGACCGCGCGTGGGTCTTCAAACCGATGGGCGACGAAGAGGACAAATCGCTGACCTACGTGTCCAGCGATCCCGCCGACTTGGTGGGGTGGCTCCGTCGGCAGATCGGCCTTGGAAAGAAGCTCAAGGGCAAGGCGATGCTTCAGGAGAAGGTGGACCGCCTGGCGGAGATTGGCGTTTCGGGTTGGATGGGTCCGGAAGGCTTTCTTCCGGGGCGCTACCAGTCCTGCTACGAACACAAGCCTCTCATGTCGGGTGACATCGGCCCGGCGACCGGCGAGCAAGGCACCGTCATGCAATATTGCGAGACTGACAAACTCGCAACCGACATGCTCTTGCCTCTCGAGCCGATTCTTCGCACGCTCGGGCACCGCGGGGACTTCTCAGTCGGCGCGATGGTGGATACCAAGGGAAACGCGCACTTCCTGGAGTTCACCGCGCGCTGCGGATATCCCGCCTGGTGGATACAGGCGGCATCGCATCATGGCGACCCGGTGAAGTGGATGAAAGATTTGCTCGATGGCAAGGACTCGCTCCGTGTCTCAAACGACGTTGCTATTGGCGTCGTGATGGCGCAACCGAACTATCCGTATGACAATGCGCCGCCGGAAATGACCGAAGGCATCCCTATCCATGGCGCCGAAGCCGCGTTGCCGGACATCCGGCTTGTCGAGGCGATGATGGGAAAAGGCCCCGTGATGGAAAACGGCAAGGTTGTGGATCGCCCGACCTACCAAACTGCCGGCGAATACGTGCTGGTGGCTACGGGCCTCGGCAAAACCGTCACCAAGGCGCGCGAGAAAGTCTACAAGACCGTCAAGTCTATCCATTTCCCGAACCGGATGTATCGAGACGACATCGGCGAAAAGGTAATCCCCGCGCTGCCGGCGCTCAAAAAACACGGCTACGCGCTAGATATGAACGCCTAAAGGAACCCCCATGCGCCGCATCCTCCTATCCCTCGCTCTGGCCCTCGCCACCACGCAAGCCCAAGCCCAATCCTCCATCCAGTCCCAATCCTCCGTCGCGATCGAAGGCAACCACATCTTCTGCCAAGCGCCGTGCAGCCTCGCAACCGCCGTGGTCACGTCCGGCACATCGGCGGGTTTCTTCCTGATATTCGATGCTTCGGCGGACCCGGCGAACGGAACCGGGCAGCAGCCGCGCTACTGCTTCCCGATGTCGGCGAACTCCGGGAACAACTTCGTGTGGCAGCTTCCGTCACGCTTCCTGAATGGCGTGGTGTTCGTTTTTTCGACGGGCGCGAACTGCACCACAAAGACGGAAAGCGCGACGGCGTTCTTCACCGCGCAGGTAACGCCGTAGTTGCATCCATGCCACCAAATACCGTATAACCGCATCGACCATACCGGCATGGTGATCGCCGGGCATCTCAACGACCAAGGCGCATCGCGCCGGAGATGTCCCGCTTGTCGTCCACAATGGTCTTGGCCCCCTTCCCGGTTCAGCAGTTTACGGACAGCAGCGGCAACCTGCTTGCCGGCGGACTTCTGTTCACGTTCGCTGCCGGCACGCTAACCCCGCAAGCGGCCTATACCGATTCCACGGGCAGCACCCCGCTTCCGAACCCGATCGTGCTTAACGCCCGCGGCGAGGTTGCGGCATCCTCGTCCGGCACATCGTGCGGCCTGTGGCTCGATCCCGCACTCGCCTACAAACTGATCCTGTCGCCATCTACCGACACCGCGCCACCAACCAATCCGTTCTGGACCATCGACAACGTAGTCTCGCCGCAAACGGCGGTGCTGGCGGCGGTCGCCACATACCAAGCCGCACTTGGCGGCATCCCGGTTGGCGCGCAGATCGCTTACGCGGGGTCATCCGCGCCGCTCGGATGGCTGTTGTGCTACGGGCAGCCGGTATCACGCACGAGATACGCGGCGCTGTTCGCAACCATCGGCACGGCTTATGGGGCTGGTGACGGATCGACGTCATTCAACGTCCCGGACAAACGCGGCAGGGCGTCTATCGGCGCCGACGGCATGGGCGGGTCCGCAGCGAACCGCGTGACTGCCGGAGTGTCAGGCGTCAATGCGGCAGTCGTTGGTGCTTCGGGCGGAAGCCAGAACGCGCAAGCGGACACGCTGACGGCAACCACAACCGTTGCTGTTGCGCTCACTGACAACGGACACACGCACACCCTGCCCGGCCAAACGATTGGCACAGGCGCGGGCATTGCCGGCAGTTCGGGCGGATACGGATACGTCGGGGAAGCCACCGGGCCGGGATACACGGGCATCGCTATTGCCGCTTCGGCAGTAACAGCCGTCGCGTCGGCGCTGACCGGATCGTCGCAGAATATGCCGCCGGTCCAGGTGGATAACTGGTTGATTTATAGCGGAGTTTCCTAATGCAGCCCGGCATCGTTCCCAACAACACGCAGACGCTTTCCGGTGTCGGCGCGACCAATCCGATTCCCTTTCTGCCGCCATCATCGCCGACTTCCTGCGGCGCGGTCGCCGGGACGCGGATCGTGCAACCAGGTATTCTGGTGACGCTCTCCGGCGGAGCGTCGCTGACCTATAGCATCGAAGTAACTGGCGACGACATGGATGCCAAAGGTTATTCACCGGCAACGGGCAATTGGGCGCCAGTCGTCGGGATGGTGGGACTGAACGCGTCGATCGCGACAACGCTCGGCGCTGCCGTTACGGCGATTCGGCTGCATGTCACCTCATGGGTGAGCGGCACCGCAACATTCCAATTCGTGCAGTTGACGTAGGAGATGGCGATGTTGCGTTGGATTTTCGTCTTTCTTTTAATGTCCCACGGCGCGTGGGCACAGGGGGTTTTGGGGAATTGGGGCGGCGGCCCGACGCAAATTATCCCGCCACCTCTGCACGGTTGCGCCGTTGTCTCTTTGTCCGCCGGCACCACGACGCTGAACGCGAGCACCGTGACGAATTTCTGCTACGGAACGACGGCGCTGCCGACCTCTACCACGCAGGTCACATTCTATCCACAGAACGGGTCGGCAAATGTCCTGCTTTGCCCGCTAAGCTCGTCCGGAACATGCTCGGTTGGGCAAATCCTCTCGCAGCAACAGAGTGTGACGAAGGGCGTCAATCTGACCGGGGCCAATCCCCCCGCCGTTTATACCGCGACGGCAACTGACTTTTACATGGATTGGTGAAAACAATGTCCCTCCAAAAATACCTCCTAATCCCCGCGCTGCTGGCGGCGGGGCCGGCTTTGGCTGATATGTGGGGGAGTGTGGCGCCGGCCATCCCGCAGATTCAGGCCAACCCGTCCGGCGCCCGCTCTGCGCTTGGCCTCGGAGGCGACCCTTCCGTAGGCAACCTCACGACCCAGTCGCACGCCACGCAGACGACTGCCTCAGCGCCGGTCAACGTCATTATAGACGACGATTGCACAAACGACGTGGACTGCGCCTATACCTTGTCTGATGTCCATCACTGGATTGACACAGGCAACGTAAACGTCCTGGCGTTCATTGCTGACAGTGGAACACCCTACGCCGCGCCTGTCTTTAAAATATGGAATGCATACTACAACCACGCCTCTATCCCGGTTGGGGCCTGGAAGGGCACGGCTGTAACCGGGACGTATGGGACTAGCAACTGGAACTCTGGGACCGTCTCGCAATTCGACGCGGGTGATACCGTTTCTAATTATCCCGACTGCGTTACGACATACCGGACGGCGCTGGCGAAGGCGGCAGGGAGTGTTGCAATCGCGGAGACGGGTTTTCTTACGTGTATCCAGGCATTGATGCAGTCAAGCGCGGATGGCATCAGCCCGTTGACCGGCCCACAGTTAATCGCGGCTAAAGTCAGAGGACTATACATTATGGGCGGCGACTACCCGACGGGGAATGAGTTCAACTTTATGGGCGCCCCGTCCGCTGCAAACTATGTGTTTGCGAACTGGAATACTCAGAGCGGCTATCCGCCAATATACCTCAATGGCTTCACGCCTGGGTTCTCAGTTATCAGCGGCAAACCTTCGTGGTTTTCAAGCACCGACCCGGCGGTTTACGCGCAGGCTCTTTTCGGCACTACGTCGCGGCCTTCGTGGGACGCACTTTCAGTATATCAAGCGATCTTCGGCACTGGCGCGTTCACAATTTCAGCGAACGGAACAAACGTCGTTAACGCATCGACCGGCGCAAATACGTGGTCGAGCGGCACGGCGTCAGGGCACTACTATCTGACTTTAGCCAATGCGGCGTCCTACTACTCGGCACTATTAGACGGGCAAGTGAACGCGGGTGCAAACCTGTATGGCCCGCAGTCACGGCCGGGGACGGCGACGTTGCCGGGGCTTCAGTGCAACGCCTTCGGGTGCGCGGTGGGAACGGCGTTCCACATAAACTCCGGGGTGACAGGAGGCATCTTCATTAACCATTTGGGTGATTTAACCTACAATTTAAGCCAATCCATTTTAGCGCCCAACATAAGCAGTGGGCACCAGCTATACAGCGAGATCGGCCAGTCGGAATCCACGAACAATGCGGGATCGGTAGGATTCACATATAACGGCGCGGGATCAGCATTGAATACGCTGGATTTCAACTTCTACGGCACAGGTAAACTGCTTCAGTTGACAGCCGGGGGGAACGTCCTGCTGAACACCCACCTGGAATTGTCCCCGACTACACCGACGATTTCCAGCGGGTTCGGGACATCCCCGGTCGCATCCGGCACCGCCAACGCGCCGAATATCAACGTCGGCACGGGCGGCTCGGCGTCCTCCGGTGTAATTGGGCTGCCCACTGCCTACGCCGGATGGAACTGCTCCGCACAGGACGTGACAACGCCCGCCACGAACGACACGAAGATAACCGGGAGCACAGTAAGCAGCGTGACGCTCACGAACTATTCACACACCACAGCGACACCGCAGGCGTGGGCGTCAGGTGATATTGTGAAATTAGTTTGCTTTCCATACTGATCTTTCGGAACCCGGCCGCCGCTGCAAACGACGACCGGGAACCGCCCCGCCACATCGGAGAACGACCGACATGACGACGCACACAGCACAGCACGAATTGCCGGGAGAGGCGAATGCCTCCGCGTGATTACGATGGCGATCCGCGCAACAACAACGACCTCGTTGGCGATGTGGCAACCCTCAAGGAGGCGATGCGGCGCATGGACGACAAGGTTGACACCGGCTTTGCCCGCTACGACGGGCGGTTTGACAGCCAGGATGCTGTGCTCAAGGAGATAAAATCTGACATCGCCGGACTGCGGCAGATATGGGCCGAGAGATCCGGCGTCGAGAAGGCCGCGGCGGCACTCATCGCCGTTCTGACGACGGGGATTTGCGCCGTGTTTGGTCCTACCATTATCGGATGGATCACGAGCCTGATCCACCCCGGCGCTGTGCCTCCGGGTGGGCACTAACTATCCAAAGCCGAATGCTGATGCGGAGCGGATCATGATTATTTGTGAGGATTTTACGGAGTTGCATCATGCCTGACATCCTCGCCACGGTCATCCCGCGCGCCATCGCCGCCGTAGCGCCAAACGTCGATGCGGCCATATGGACAGCCGCGCTCATCGCCCCGATGCGATCCAGCGGCATGACAACCCCGCGCCGGGTGGCAATGTTCATCGG